TTGTACTTGATGGAATGAATGGAAAGTTTGTTTATAACTCATAACCCGAAGGTCGTTGGTTCAAATCCAGCCGCCGCAACCATATCTGCACCCATATTTTGATACAAAATAGGGGTGCATTTTTATGCCCTGAAAACAACGCAGTATCGGCATTTTTCAAAAAGTGCCGTTTTATATTGATTGAATAGGAGAGAGATATTTACCTCTAAAATAGGTTTAAATCCTGCTTTTCAGGGGTTAGCGTTTTCTTTTGCACCCATTTGGACCTGTTTGCACCCCATTGTTTTTCTATGGTAGAACATAAAAAACAGCCGCCACAGTAATCGCATTGACTACTGCGGCGGCTGAATGTTAATTTATGCTTCAATCTCTGTACCGTCAAGGAACTGAAAAAACATTCTGTTATCATGAAAAATCGTAACTTTTTCAATCATCGTTCTCCAAAGATTTTCATCAAACGTATCGATAGGGGTATCAGCTTTTTCAAGGTGAAGAACAAGCTGCTGAAGTTGTTTGACTTTATTCTGCTGGTTACTCTTTTTCTGCATTAGTTTCTCATAAATTGTCTTTTGACTTTCGTACTGCTGAACCAATTCATCGTGACGTCTGTCGAATTCTTCCTTGTTTCTTGCCGTCACGATATTGTTCTGAATGTGCATTTGATTTAATGCGGAAGTATTACTCATTTCCTGAATGGTTTTTTCAATTTTCGTATTGAGTGCAGAAGTGTCGGAAATGCTCTCAATAAGCATCTGAACTGTTTCAAGAATCAAATCCTTTTCCTGAAAAAACATCGAAAATGCGTTAATGAAACGCTGTTTGATTTCATCCTCATACAAATGCGGTGTGGAGCAAAGCTGCTGTCCTTTGAATTTGTTATTGCACTGCCAGATGACACGTCGGTATTTGCTTGTGGAGTGCCAGACCTTAGAGCCGAAGAAACAACCGCAGTCCGCACATACAAGTTTTGCAGCGAAGAGTGAATTTCCGCTGTACTGCTTGCCGAGCTTTTTACGCCTTTTCATTTCAAGCTGGACTTGCTCGAAATCTTGTGGATCTATAATTGCTTCGTGACTTTCGTCAATGTAGTATTGTGGTACTTCACCTTCGTTGATTTTTTTCTTTTTCGTAAGAAAATCAGGGGTAAAACTCTTTTGCAGCAGTGCAGACCCCTTGTATTTTTCGTTAGTCAGAATACTTTCAACTGTTGATGCGTACCACTTTTCCTTACCACTCGGAGATAGAACACCACGATACATCAAAGCCTTTGCAATGCTGTAAGTAGTCATGCCCTCAAGAAAAGAACGATAAATAAAACGGATGATTTCGGCTTCTTCCGGTACAATTTTCGGCAGACCGTCTTCACCTTTTTTGTAACCGAGAAAACTGGAGTAGGGGAGTGAAACCTTTCCGTCTGCCATACGTTTCCTGTGTCCCCATGTGACGTTTTCGGAAATGGAGCGTGACTCTTCCTGAGCTAAACTCGACATAATCGTGATGAGCAATTCGCCCTTGCCATCAAACGTCCAGATTTGCTCCTTTTCAAAATAACACTCCACGTTATGTTCTTTCAGTTTTCGTATCGTGGAAAGAGAATCTACGGTATTTCGGGCAAAACGGCTAACACTCTTTGTTATGATAAGATCGATTTTTCCGTCCAGAGCATCTTTTATCATCTGATTAAAACCATCTCTGTGCTTTGTATTTGTTGCGGAAATTCCCTCGTCTGTATAGACCTTTACAAACTCCCATTCGCCGTGTTTTTTGATATATTTGGTGTAGTAATCCACCTGTGCAGCATAGGAAGTCTGCTGTTCTTCCTGTTCCGTAGAAACTCTCGCATATCCTGCAACCCTGCGTTTTATGACTATATCATTTGGCAGATGCGTCAAGGGATTGATCGTTTGGGGAATCATCGTGACTGTTCGTGCCATTTTCTGCTCCTTTCTCCGGTGGCTTTTTTCATTTCAGGTTTCCAGCTTTCGGAACGTGAACGGTCTTTCCAGTTTGCAGAAATCTGATGTCCGTCAGTGAAAATAAATGTCATCTCATTTGGTGCAGGAACAAGAATTATTGCAATTTGACTTTCAAAAACATTCACATCAAATTTTTGTAAATCAAGCACTTCGCAACATACTGAAATCAGCGTATTTTCGGGAATTTGCTTTGCTTTAGAACAGTATTTTTTACCCTTTGTGTTGTATGTAGCACAGATCCAGACAATGCCCGTTGGCGTTGTTTTTCTGCGATAATTTTTGCCGCAGCATTCGCACTTGATTTTGCCTGTAAACGGATAAGTGACAGCCGTTGATTTGGTTGGAGTAAACTGTTCTTGATGCTTTTTCATCAAGTTCTGCACTGCGAGAAATACGCTCTTTTCAATAATCGGAGGATGTGCTTCTTCCACATAAAATTTTTTGATCTCACCGTGATTGACCATTTTCCTCTTTGTCAGATGATTTTCACTGTAGAATTTTTGCAGCATAAGTTCACCACAGTATTTTTCATTTGTGAGGATTCTTCTGACTGCTTCCGCCGTCCATTCGTTATCAAATTTGGTGGAGATATGCATTTCATTCAGCATATTTGCAACTGCAAGTTTCCCCATTCCCGACAGATAACTGTTGAAAATCAGCCTGACAATTCTCGCTTCGTCAGGGATAATTTCAAGCACTCCGTTATGATTCCTTTTGTAACCCAGCATCTGCAAACTGCTGACCTTTCCTTTTTCAAAATCCTTACGGATACGCCATTTCTGATTTTCACTTGCGGATAAACTCTCCTCCTGTGCGTAGCTTGCAAGAATAGATAACATCAATTCTCCGTCTGAAGAAAGACTGTGAATTTGCTGTTCCTCAAAATAAACGTCAACACCTAAATCTTTCAGTTCACGCACTGTTTCAAGAAGTGTTAACGTATTTCTCGCAAATCTTGAAATGGATTTTGTGATGATAAGATTCAGATTTCCTGCACGGCATTCCGCAAGCATTTTCTGAAAGTTCTGACGGCTGTCCTTGGTTCCGGTCATTGCTTCATCGGCATAAACTCCACAAAAACGCCATTCAGGATTTTTTTGAATCAGATCGCTGTAATAGCTGACCTGTGCGGAAAGGGAATGCAGCATAGCGTCCTTTCCGCTGGAAACACGAGCATAAGCAGCAACTCGTTTCTGCTTTTTTATTTTTGGAGTATAAAAATCTACTCTCTCCACGATTCTTGCCATAAAATCGCCTCCTTGTCAGTGTTACATATTAAATCAGAAGTGCCTGAAAGTCAAGCAATTTCACGATATATGCTGCACAAGGATAAGCCACATTTTTCGGCAATATTTGACTCGCATCTGTGAAATTCAGACTCCGTGATTGTGCCGCTTTTCAGTAGCTTTCGGAATAAAATAATCGCCACTTTGTAGGTGGCGATATGCTGTAATTTTTCACTGGTCATTGCGGTACTCCTTTCGGCAGGATTTGCCATAACAGGTTTTAGAACAGTATTTTCTTGACTTGCTTGGGTAAGCGTAGAACGTTTTTCCACAAGATTCACATTTGTATTCAATCATTCCGGAAGTGCGGTGGGGATGCCTCCGCCACCATGTCATTCTGCATTTGTCGCTGCAATATTTTCTTCCGATAACGACTGTGCCACAGACAAGGCAGGCATCGCTGTTTCTCTTCAAAAATGACTTTACCGTGTTCTCCGATAGTTTTAGTTCAGCGGCTATTTTCCTATATCCATAGCCATTTGCCTTTAACTTTATTATTTGAGTTTTATCAGCGTCAGTCATAAGGCACCTCCAAATGGAAACGGCTGCCGATTGGTTCAACAGCCGTTTATAAAGTTTATTTCATTAGTTCATTCACATATTTCTGCACAGCATTGTAGTCATATCCGGCATTGGCGAGTCTGTTTTTGCGGTCAGCACCGTTGCCCCATTTTCCCTGAATAACCTCACGGGCAATTTCATCAACGGACTTCTTAACAGGATAAACAACCTTGCCGTTGCTATCGAACACAGAATAACTCGGTTTACAAGCCTTTTTTGCATTTTCCAGAGAAGAAAAAGCACCGATCTGCGACTTTGCATCAGACCATGTCTTTCTCACTCTATAAATCTTTTTAGCAGAAGGTGTTGCAGGTGCGGAAGAACCGGAGTTCATATAGGACTGCACCTTTTTCTTAAACTCTGCCCAATGGGGCAGAATGTACAGCGGACACGTTTTGTACGGATTTTTCGCTGTATTGAGATAATCCAAAGTGCCTGACTTTCCGTCACGAACATTCAGCCAATGGGTGTGGGTGTAAAGGTGGTTTATGTCAAGATTGTACTTTTTCAAAAGTGCCGCCGCAAGTCTTGCACAGTTATCCTCGGACTTTTTGTCTTTGTCATTATATGCAGAAGACATAATACATTCAATCGCAATGGTTCGGCGGTTGCCATTGCCACTGCCGTCAGCGGCGTGCCAGCCACTAAGATTCAGAGGCAAATTCTGCCACGCACAGACGTTATCAACATAATAATGGACACGGACATCTTTCATATTACCGTTGACCGTTGCCCTTGTGTACTGCTCGGCAGGAGTAGTTCCTGCGGCAGTTGTAATCCACGAAGTATTGTGGATTGTTACACCGATAATTTTGCCCTCCATAGATACAGAGGGCATATCAATGTTATATGGATTATGCTTTGTGAGTAAATACTCGTTGACGGTTATACCGCCAAGGTTTGTAGTTTTATCAGGTTTCAGAATCATCATCATTTTCCTCCTCAAATTCTTCTTCCATTCTGCCAACCTTAGTTTGCAGAACATCAATTGCTTTTTTAATTGCGGGCGGATACGGGATTCCCATTAAAGTAGTGTTCTCAATAATTGAGAGCAGCTCATTCAGGCAGAAACTGATACAGACTGTATCACGGATATATGTAGTTCCCAGAAGAATATCAATTCTCACGCCGACTACAACCATGAGCAGAATGCAGAACTTCTTAGCAAGTCCAATCCAGCCTGCCTTGCTGTTGAGTGTACCACTTCTGCTGTGCTTGGATTTACCCATTACAGCAGTAACCAGACCCGTCACAAAGTCAATGCCCATAAGGACTACGAGGGTAGCAAGTGCAGAGTCCCAGCCACCGAGCAGAGTTGCAATAAAACCTCCCACTACTCCTGCAATAAGGCAAAAAGTTTCTTTCATAAACATCATCCTTTCATAAATTTGATTGATTCAATCATCGGATGTGAATTGTCCGATGTGCCTTTAAAGGCAAGATAATATTCTCCATCCGGTACATTTTCAAGTGACTGTATCACAGAAATATAGGTATCGGAATAAAGCCATTTGAATTGCAAAGTTTCCGCATTTCCTGCCTGTATTTCTTCATAGATATACTGAGCAAGTTCAGACCATGTTTTATCATTTTTTCTCACAAGATAGAATTCTGCATCCTGCGATGCACCTACTGTATATCTGAGAATCAGGTTCATGGAAGAAGTCAAAGCAACAGGTGTCAGACAAAGCACAAATACCGTTCCTGCCCAACTGAAATCGGTCTGGTTAAAGTAAAGCGCATAGTCATTTTCAGCACAGCAAAAATGCGGATAACTTTCAGAGAATCCGGCAAGTGAACGATAACCGTCATTGTAATAGGTGTAAATACTCTCACCATATTTCTGCAAGGCGTCACTACCGGAAGAAAATACAGTGATATATTCGATGCCAGTGCGGTTTTCGAGTAAAATGATTCTGTTTTCAAGACTAAGTATTTCATCTTCCTTTTCCTGAAATTCAAACTGAACTGAATCAGTAAGCTGCTGAAGAGTAGTATCTATTTCCTGAATATTGGCGTCAAGATTATCACAACGGTTTGTAAGTCCTATGATGTAGTCCATGGTGCTGTCCTTAAGGGATTGTAATTTCAGCTGTAAATTCTCATAATCTGCCTTGGTAGAATATTCAGACATATCGGGAGTAACTCCGTCTTTACCAGGAGGACCCTGTTCACCTTGCGGACCCACAGCACCGTCTTTGCCTTTCAGACTTTCAAGCCATTCAGCTTCAGTGCCGACAAAGCCATTTTCCACAGCGATTTCAAATGCTGATTTTCCATTTGTACCGTCCAAACCATCACGTCCGTCTACACCGGGTGAGCCTTGTTCATCATTTTTGCCTGGCTGACCGTCTGCACCAGGCGGTCCCTGTTCACCCTGCGGACCCAAAGCACCGTCTTTTCCGTCAATACCGTCTTTGCCTTTCAGACTTTCAAGCCACTCAGTTTCAGTACCAACAAAGCCATTCTCCACAGCAATTTCAAATGCAGATTTACCATTGCCGCCTTTTTCACTTATCTTCTGTAATAACTGCTGATACAAATCGGGAGTTGGCGGTACACTGCTGTTTTCACCGTCAAAACCAGACGGCCTGATATTCAGCGTTTTTACAATGGTGGTTGCCCTTACAGTTTCTGATGCACTTGCATCATATCCGAAGAGTGACATCTTCACAGCACCGGGCGTAAGTTCTGCCGGCAACAGACAGCTTGTCCCGTCTGTTCCAAGAACCCTGTTGTATGTAAATTCGTCCTGTGAGAACTGCACCACTTTGTGAAGCGGTTTCCAGCTGTTATCAAACACAAAATGTATTTTTACAAAAGCAATCTGGTCAGCTGCGATTATCTCATGCTCTAAGGTTTCAATGTTCTGTCCTTTTACAAGATATTTAATCATGAACTTCCCTCCATTCTCCGTTTACATATTCCATATATCCGTCAAGGCACTGAATTTTTGTCAGCGGAGTTTCAATTGTTCCTACTGCGTGACCGTCCCAGTTTGTATGCTTTGTAATGGAATTCCACTCAGAAATAGTTCCCTCATAGGTTATGAGAGTGAGGCTTTCACAGTAATTGAAACAGCCTCCAAAAATTTCTGTTGTGCTTTTTGTTATGGTAAAGTTTTTTAGTTTAATACAGCGGACAAACATTCTGTCACTGATGATTTTACCGCTGTAACGAACAGTTTCAAGTTTCTGACATTCGCTGAATGCCATTTCCCCGACAACTGAAACAGACGAAGGAATTGTAACTGATTTTATTGAAGTTCCTGAAAAGGCGTTCCTTGCAATCTCATTCACGCCTGCAGGAATTGTAATTTCTATAAGTCCGTAAAGATTCTGATGAACAATATATTCGTCAATATGCGGCATGAAGCTGTTTCTCTTGATTGCTTTAAGGGTTGTAGGAAGTACAGCCGTTTTCAAGTTATTGCAATACTCGAAAGCATACTCACCAATAGAAGTAATGCCCTCTGACACAATAACCGACTTAATATCAGGATTATCTTTAAAAGGAGATGCGTTTGAACCATTGTCATAGTCAAACATTGCCCCAGTACCTTTGAGAATTAGTTTACCGTCAGAAAAAAGTGTAAAGTTAATATTCTCACCACATTTGCCAATAGATACCACATCACCCGTCACTTCATCAACTTTTAAAGTAAGCTCATCAATCTTTCCTGTAAGCTGAGCAATTGTTGTATTATAGTCTTTCATCTGCTCTGTAATTTCAGCCAGCTGTGACATCATATCTGTGACCTTGCATTTACCGAGAATACAGCGGACATAACCACAATATGTTGTATTTTCTCGATAATCAGTTACTTTGATTTCAGTCGCACCTGCATCAATTCTTATCGCACAAAGTGTAAGATATGTTTTGGTTTCTGTATCCTTGAATCTCGGTATTGACGGTGATGTTGCAGGTGTACCGGCGAGAATCTCAAACTCAATCTTTCGATAATTTTCACCAGTATTGCAACAGATACCAACTGACAAATATCTTCCCAGTGATTCGTTCACATAGCTTGAAAGGTCGTATGTGTACGGAGTATCGGAAAGAAAATAGTGACCGTCAATCCATGCTTTTCCGCTGCCAATAGTCAGCTTTAATTTGTTAGCAGTCAACTTGAAGCACTGACTATAATTATCCTGAATGCCGTTACAGATTATACTGCCAAGATAGTCGCAGAAGTTCTCAGCAGTATATGTTCTGTCAAGATTTTTTGAATTGAAAAATCCGAATGAAAATGCCATGTTCATACCTCCCTGAATGTCGGTGTGAGGTTCCTGCCGTTCCGGTCAAAACTCTCAATCATACCGATTAGCTGTATTTTATTTTGCCTCAGACCAAATCTGCGGTGTTCTACTGTAACATAATCACCGACAAAGTAATCGGTGTTGTATCGAAATTGCGTAGACTGTACAGCAATCTGCGATTCGGATGCTGTCAGCGGAAGAACCATGCTTTGTTTTCCTTTTTCTTTCAGCATTTCAATATACTTTGCCTCCGGTATAGGCTTTGTTTCTCCGTCAATCTGTTCTTCATCTGACATATCTTTTGCATCAACATACACTTCATAGCGGTCAAGATGTGAAGGTTCATTGCCATTACAATATGTAGTACGTTTTCTTTCTTCTCCTTCACCTTTGCCGAGAATATATGCAAAGTTCTTTTGCTCAGATATATCAGTAGCATACGAAAATGAAAGCAGATTATTGTATCCGTCAGAGAACACAATATGCGGATTTTCTTCCTGCATAATGGAACGGTCCGCACCTTCCGATAATTCAAGAATCATCTCATACTGTTCACCTGTGATTTTATTTAGCCGTATATTTGCAGTACCGCCGATTTTCTCACAAATTGTATATATCCACCGCATAAGATTATCATAGCTGATTTGGAGTTTTGTTTTCTGTTCCCAGCAAGAACCTATTGCAGTTCCAACGGAAAGACCGGGAATCTTTCTTACACCGGATACAACAGCATTAAACTGCACAACAGTTTTTATTATGTCTGCGTATGCTGTTTCCTTTGTGAAATTCACCGTCGGATAGATTATCCTGCGTTCAAGCAGACAAATTAAAAAACGGCCTCTCACAATGAGATAGTCGCCGTCCTCTGCATCTGTCTGTATTTCAACGGATTCAATTAGTCCGTAGTGTTCCATATCATCATCACGCCCGACAATTCTGCCTGTCTGGAAAATTTCAATATTTTGTGGACTTGCTGCAATATATACCTCAAAAGCACCGCAGGAATAGTATTCAATATCCCATAAAAGAGAAGAAAAGCTGTCGCATATTGCTTCAAGGGTTATGGATAGTTTGTCCTCCACAGGAATCATATTGTATATTTCAATCTGCATAAATCACACTCCCAAGTATGCATTACGATGTATCAGACGAACTTTCAGTTTTGAAAGCCCCTCAGATGCACGGACATAGAATTTGTTTTCACCAGGTCTTAATGTCAGCCATGTAGAACCGCTGACAAGCCTGTTTATGATATTTGTAACAACACCCTCACGCTCCAAAGTAACAGTTTTATTGCCTGTTTTCGTGGTTATGGTGATGACATCGCCCTCTTTAATCTCGTCAGTAATCTGCATATATTCATCTGTTACAGCATTGTAGATAGTCGGATTCTTTGCAGGTCCACCGCTGATTTCAAGAGTAAAGCCAACCTCATCACCGTCATTTACTATGGTCATAATGTTCTGGGTGTTATACTTGCCAATCGGAAAAGGCTCATCATTATCGGGAAAAATGAAGTGAAATGCTCCTGTTATTCTTGAATATTCAGCTATCTGGCTTTCGCTCGAATACCAGTAAATATCGGGACAGACAATTGATATTTGCCCTTTGGTCAGCATCTCAAAATTCTCCATTTCGCAGGTTTCTACAATACCCTCAGCATATACAGAAATATTTTTTGTGGCGTAATAAATCTTGATATATCGTGACGGCTTGACTACTTTATACAGTTCATGCCGTCTTTTTTCAATGCCCAAACCACGCATTTCAAAAGGAATTACTACGTTTCTTTTCTCGATATAAGCATTATTGAGATATGAGCCGTCCATTCCGGCATAGCTTGAAGTGCTGACTATTCCGGTGGGTGGGTTCAGACCCTTGATTTTGGAGAACATATATCGGTTTGCAGTTCTGGACAGGTCGATCTGCTGACCTGTTTCGTTTTCAAGAATGAGCTTGTAGAACAAAATTTCACCTGCCTTTCATTGACTTTGTGTATGTGGGTGGGGTATAATATATGAAAATGATTGTGGACATTAGCTTTACAAATCAGCATTTGGTGGTGAATAGCATGATTGAAAAAACAGAAAAGTCATTTGTGAAAAGATTTATAAAAAAGGCAAAGCAGGACAGATTGCTTTTTGAATTAAACGGAAAGAAACGTAAAAACGGTATTGAGCGTTTTTGTCACAACACAGAAGATATGATAGTTACGGAAAGAATTGCTTATAGCGGAAACAATTTGTTTCCCGATGAAATTTTAAGAATCACAAAACAGTATAAAGTGCCGAAATCATGTTATATTATGGCTTATCATGAAGAATTAGACCAAAAATACGTTTCATTGGCAGACGCATTAGATCTCGTATTAGGAAATGGTATGGCAGCTATCATAATATGCGATGATTTCGTTATAATTGAAACAGAGCAGTGCTCAGGCACACCATTCCGCTATATTTTACATGAATAAATTCCAGTTTGCAGAGTAAAAGGAGCGACCAAAATCGCTCCTTTTTATATTTCTACTGCATTCCTCGTCTGCCTGTAAATCTCCAGCCGTGACAGTGATTTCGGACTATTATTGGTCTGATTCACTGTACGGCTGTTGTCATTATTGTAGTAGTTATTCACAACAGAACTTTCAGCGGAACCATTCATTATAGCACCTGTCATTCCGTCCATTTTGTAGTTTAGCTCAGAAGTGAGCGAAAGTTTCATTGTATCGGCAACACCGGATACAGCTTTTGCCACAACCTTTTTACTCTTTTTGATGCCGTCAGCAAGTCCCTGCATAAAGTCTGGCATCCAGCTTTCGTATTCAGTCAGCGGACCTAAATCAGGAACAGAAAAGTGCAGATAACTTCTGATTGTATCGGCTACATCTGTACAGGCATCTGAAATCCAGTTGATGCAACTTCTTATACCATCAACAATACCGCTGATAATATCCGAACCCCAGCTGAAAGCATCACTCGCCAGTCCCTTTACAAAATTCACAGCCTTATCAAATCCACCCTTGATAGTGGTGTATATGCTGTCAATTGTATTGGAAATGGCTGATTTTACGCTGCCCCATATACTTGTTACGGTTGATTTTATGGTGTTCATCACAGATGAAATCGTAGAGGAAATGCTGTTCCAGACAGAAGAAATGGTGTTTTTGATTCCATTTACAACACTTGAAATCGCACCGCTGATTGCATTCCAGATTGATGAGAATACAGACTTGATTGTATTCATAATACCGGAAATAAAGCCTGAAATTGCATTCCATACACTTGATATGGTATTTGAAATTGCATTCAAAGCTGTGGAAATCGCAGTAGAAATTGCATTCCATATTGTCTGGAAAAAGTTTTTGATTCCCTCAAGAAGTGGAGTAATAAACCCAACAATCGCATTCCAGATAGCCTGTATCTTTTCAGAAATCCAGTCCATAACATTACTAATGATAATATGGATAGCCTCAAAAATGGTTTCAAAGAGATACTTTAATGCGTCCAAAAGCGGTGAAATAAACTCATATATCGCATTCCATATGCTTGAAATTGTATCGTAGATTGTAGTGCATACAGTAGAAATGACCGTCCATATTGCGTTGAAAATGTTAGAGAAGAAATCGTGTATGCTTGTAAGGATTCCTGCAAAGAAATCATAAACAGCAGTAAAAATGGAAACTGCTGTATCGTGAATAGCAGTTACAATGCCTGTGAAGAACGTGGATATGGCATTCCATGTGTTTACAAAGAAATCAGCAATTGACTGGAAGAAAGAACACATACTGTCCCAGATTCCAACAAAGAAATCCTTGATTGCCGTCCACACTTCATCCCATGAAGTACCGAACCAGCCGAGGAATACGTCTGCCGTACCTTTAAGCATATCAAAAATATTGCTGAATGTATTTACAAAGAAATCCCATATACCTACGAAAATGCCCTTTATACCGTTCCAGCACTGCTCCCAGTTACCGGTAAACAGACCAATAAACACATCAAGAAGGCTTAAAATAGTATCCGTAACAAGAGTAAAGATATTTGATATATTCTGAAATACGCCCTCAAACATAGGTGCAAGCAGTTCACAAAGTCCGTTCCATGCAGCCTTTGCAAGTTCTCCGAAGTTTTCAAACTCAAAGCCGAGAGCGTTGACTTTGTCAACAATACCGGAAGTAAGCCTTTCGAATGTAGCTTTTATCTCTTCCCATATAGAAAGTATGCTGTTTTTGAAACCCTCATTAGTATTCCACAGATGTACAAATGCTGCAATGAGTACCGCTATTACAGCAACAACTGCCACAACAGGAGCAGATATACCACCAATTGCAGCTCCAAGAGTAGAAAAGGCGGTCTTAGCACCTGCAATCATTGTAGGAACTTTACTGATAAAAGACATCAAACCGCCTACTGATGATATGACCTTTCCAATAACGACTAATAAAGGACCCATTGCCGCAGCAGCGAGAGCGATTTTTACAATCGTCTGTTTCGTGGCAGGGTCCATTGCGTTAAGTTTATCAATAAATGCCTGAATTTTCGTGACAATATCACGGATTACAGGCATCAGAATTTCACCGAAAGAAATAGCAAGTTCTTCAAGCTGTGATTTTAAAATAGTCAGCTGACCGCCAAGATTATCCTGCATGGTTTCAGCCATTGCAAGAGATGTTCCGTCACATTCAGCTATTGCACCGGACAGCTTATCAATATCCTGCGGTGCTGCGTTCATAAGTGCAAGAAAACCGGACATAGCATTCTTTCCGACAAGAGCCTGTGCTGCACTTGCTTTTTCGGATTCTGTCATCTGATTAAAAGCAACACGGCAGTCTGCGAGAATATCAGAAAGTTCTCTCATTGAGCCGTCCTGATTAGTGGTTGCAATCTCCATTTCTCCGAATGTTTCAGAGCAAAATTTCACATCACCTGAAAGTGCTGTCATAATGGAACGCATTGATGTACCGGACTGCATTGACTTGATACCTGCATTAGCCATAAGACCGAGAGCCTCAGCTGTATCTTCACAGGAAAAGCCTAAAGCACCTGCGATAGGAGCACAATACTTGAATGATTCGCCAAGCATTGATACATTTGTATTTGCATTACTTGATGCGGCAGCGAGAACATCAGCAAAATGGCCACTGTCAGCGGCTGTTAAGCCGAAAGCTGTGAGTGCATCTGTAACAATATCGGAGGTTGTTGCCAAATCTTCACCACTGGCAGCGGCAAGGTTCATGATGCCGTCAATACCCGACAGCATATCATTTGTTTTCCAGCCTGCCATAGCCATATAGTTCATAGCTTCAGCGGCTTCAGATGCAGAAAACTTTGTCTTACTGCCCATTTCACGAGCCTTGTCACGAAGTTTGTCAAGGTCATCACCGGTAGCACCGGATACAGCCGCAACCTTTGACATAGCAGAATCAAAATCCGATGCAGTCTTTACAGCCGCTGTTCCTGCTGCCATAATCGGAACAGTAACATGGGTGGTAAGTTTACCGCCTACATCAGAAATTTTGTCGCCCACATTCTGTAAAACTTCACCTGCCGCACCAATTTTGGAAAGGGAATCAGACGCCTTATTGGCTTCACTTGCGAGATTGCGAAGTTCCTGTTCAGTTTCAATGATCTCACGCTGTAATGCATCATACTGCTGTTGAGTGATTTCACCATTGGCAAGAGCAGCGTTTGCCTGTTTAGCGGCAGTTTTCAGTGTTGCAAGTTTATCTTTTGTAGCAGAAATGCTGTCAGCTAAAAGTTTCTGTTTCTGCGAAAGGAGTTCTGTGTTCTTTGGGTCAAGTTTCAACAGCTTTTCCACATCTTTCAGCTGTGTCTGAGTGTTCTTTATGGTTTTGTTGACGCCTTCAAGAGCCTTGGAAAGCTTGGTGGTATCACCGCCGATCTCAACGGTGATGCCCTTGATTCTGTTTGCCATGCGGTTTTTCTCCTTTCTAAATATTGACTTTTTTGCTAAAAAAGAATATAATGAAAAAAACAGCTTCCTGCCAAGAGGTGATTGTAATGAAAATACTGTATTGTAATGTAAGAGAAATGGATGAATACAATGGTTTCGTCATTGATGATTATCATGGCGGTGGTTCTTATACAGAAAACAATGTCCCACTTGAAGTTAATAATTTCACGAGACATGATAATCTGTACTATGGCTATGTCCAATCTACACATGATACTATCGATATTCAAAGAAACTTCGGTGCTTCACCAAATGCTGATTACATAGATGGGGTGCTTGTTGTCTGGGTATGCCACCAAGCTAAGATTGTAGGCTTTTACATAGATGCAACTGTGTACAGAAAGAAACAGCCGATACCTGATAATATTGCTGCACAGCGTTCCGAATGTGAAGGAGCCGGATATAATATTACAACAAAACAAGCAATCTTAATTCCAAGTGAGCAAAGAAAAAGAATAGTCACTGGAATGGGACGTTGTAATATCTGGTATGGTAATGATGAAATAAATCAAATTGTGCAGAATTATCTCAATGATTATCAAAAAGCACTCAATGAACTAATTTGCACCGTCGAAGCAAACTCCGATATTAAAGGTGAAGAATATGAATGTCTTGTTAAGCAGCGTGTTAATCAAGGCGTATTTAGAGACCAAATGATTAAGAGATTTCATAAAAGATGCGCATTATGCGGCGTTTCAAATGAATCATTTTTAATAGCCAGTCACATTAAGCCGTGGTCAAAGAGTGATCCTAATGAAAAGCTTTCCAAATTCAATGGACTGCTGCTGTGTCCTAACCATGATAAACTTTTTGATAAAGGATACATCTCATTTTCTGATGAGGGACATATAATGATTTCAAGTCAACTTAGTGACACGGATAAGATTTTTTTGAATGTCAACGATAAGATGAGAATTTCTGATGAGTTAATCAGTGAAGAGATGAAAGTCTATTTGTATTATCACAGGACAAACGTCTTTAAAGGTTAAAATGCATCGAAGTCCGCCTGTCCTGCGACTTCATGCCAGCCCTCATAATCATCATTTTCACGCTCGGTGAACATATCATTGATTAAACCAATCGTAAGCAAATCCAGCTCGGTCATAGAAAGACCGAGCTGTTTGCATCTTAGTAGAAAAAGCGGCGTTGTCATCGGTCGGTCAGTCGGGCGATGTTTTTTTTAGACTCAACTTGCACAGCAGTATTGAGGCCCCACAGTTCAATAAGCTGTGGAAGAATTTCATAAATGCTGAATGTATTGAATCTTTCAAGGAAATCATCCGGACTGTCGGGAACATTTTCAGGGTCAGCGTGTTTTGCCATGATGTATGCGATATTCTCAAATACCTCAAGGCTTTCAATGTCAAGTTCGCTTTTGTTTTCATCACCCTCTGCAACATCGGTTTTCAGTGATGCAAAGTCTTTGTAAATATCCCTGTGAAATTTCAGACGGTACAGGCGAGGCACAGCTGCACTCGCCTTGAAAGGAACGGTAATTCCGTCAATAACAATATCCTTTTTGATAGCCATATCTGTACCTCCTTATGATGTCTTTGTTGTAGTTGTGGTGGACGCTGCAAATGTGGGAATATACACTGACTTATACCAGTTATTGTATGTGGTTTCATCAGTGCTTTCACAGGTCTTGGATTTAACAAGTCCGTCAGGGAGTGCAGTTGCCTTGAGGGAAAGCGTTTCAGTTTTTACCTCCGTGCTTTCTTCGGTGGTTGCAGATTCCGTTGCAGGTCTTGAGGCAGAACAACAATACATCACATGACGGATGTGGTGCTTGTCACCTAAGAACTCAAACATCAATGCAAACTGGGCAAGTTCTGTGTCATTCTTTTCTACCAGAACACCATTGTTATCAAGGATTTCTCCTAAGATTTCCGTTGCAAATTCAGTTGTGATAAGGGCGATTTCAAGGTCACCTGTATATCCTGCATTGTTGTTAATGACATAATAAACGCCGTTGTCCGCATAAAAATTTTCTGCCTCGCCGTTTGCATCAATAGAGAGCGATACAGCACCGGGCAGATGCTTTGACGGTCCGTATGCAGGGACGGTCTTGTTGCCGTCAGGATCTTCACCCCATTCATTGATTTTTGCCCAGTAGACATTCTGCAAACCGAATTTAACTTTGTTTTTCTTGTTCGCCATTGGTTATACCTCCGTTTCGTAAAGCACTTCATAGAGCTTTTCGGACTCTATCCATACTTCTGATTTTGTGTAATAGATTTTATGACGTTTCAGAACCTGTTCTATCTGTGATTCAAGTTCAGGATTCTTAATGTCTGTATAAAGTTCAATATCCAGCTGTTTAAAGCTGAAATACATATAGTTGTCAGCAGAGAAAGTATTCTCACCGGGAGAAAGGAATATCAGAAATGGTGGAGCCGGACTTTCACTTTCTGCAAAATGATGATAGGCGAAAGGCAGTCCAATTTCCTCCATCATTTCATTTATCTGTTCGTATGTCATTCCAAAGCCTCCTCGATAAGATTTTCAAACATCTGTACTCCATTTTCTTCTGCAGGTGCAATATGCGGTCTGCCTGATACACGACCACCGCCACGCTTGGCGTGTCCTTTCTCCAAAAGGTGTGCCAGCTGATATCTGTTTTTTGAATGCACAGTCATTTCAAGGGAATGGCTGTTTTCTTTTGTCTTTTTTGCTGTCCAGCTTTTAGCATATTTGCCTGTACGCTTGGGAGCATTTGCAGAGATTTCTTTTTTTACAGCAGTTGCAGTTTTGCGGACAGCTTTTTTCATTTCCATATCTGCAAGATCAGAATACTCTGTCAGACCTTTCATAATCTCATCTGCAAGATTATCAATTGATGTCATCGAAATCACCCGACTTTCTCGTTTCACCTTCGATTTTCATATAGCTGTTGTGGTCGTAATAAGGTGTAATTCCTGTGATATCATAAATATTGTTTCTGAAAAGAATACGGAAAGCTGTACTACCCAAGTTAAGTGATGCAGGACTTTGCCTTATCAAGAATTCAAGTTTCTGTACTTCTTTTGTAACTCCTGCATCGGTGGTTTCTGTCACTGATTTCGAGGTAACACTTGCCCATAATGAAAAGTTTTCTTCCCATTTTGTAATGTGGTTGCCGATTTCATCAGTTACTGTTCTGTGTTCAAGTATCGTGATTCGCTGATTCAGCTTTCCGATTTCCATCAGATAACACCCTCTCTCTGTGCAAAAAGAATAGAACGTAAATTCAACGTCAGCTTTTTGTAGTCGGGATTACTTCGGTTTTCATAAAGATACCCGAGTGCAAACAGCATAGCCGTCCGCACCGTATCTTCATTTACAGAAAAGTCCTCTTCACTCATTCTGCCAACGTCCATAACAAGCTGTTTTGATGTGGAAAGCAGATTCTGAATAAGTTTGTCGTCCTCATCATAATCCACCCTCAGATAATTTTTCGCTTCTTTAAGAGTAATCATTCAAATCACGCCTTTGCCGTGGAAGTGCCTTTGATAGTCAGTGTCTTTACTGCCTCGGGAAGAATCAGCTTTCCGTCAACACGCTGTGACGCAAGGAAACCTATCTGTCCGTTCATTGCAAACAGTTCATTCAGACGTTTGAGAGAACGTCCCTGTCTGTCAGCTATCCAATAGTATGAGAAGTCACCAAATGCAATTGCCTTGTTTCCGGCATCGGGTGTTGGTGCATACACAGAGGTAACATAAGGTCTGTTCAGAATAGTATCGGGAATACCCTGTGAAACTGAAGGTTGCCACAAAAAATTTCCGTTTGCATCTTTGATTTTACGAAGAGCCTTCAATGTCTGCTCGTTAAGCAGCCATGCAGCCTTTTTACGATAAGGACTTTTCAGAGAATAGAAAAGTTCCATCATATCGTCAAAAGTAATAGCTGCCCCGGCTGATGTCGCACCATTTTCAGCACCGCCTGTTGCGGCAAAAATACCGGTAGGCTTGCCCTTACCGTCACCGATGAGGAATGCCTCTTCTTCCTTGGTGCCGATTCTGCGGGCAAATTCCTTAGCAATGTAGCTGGGCAGGTCAAAAACAGAATCGTTCAGAAGTTCTTCTGAAATCTTGATTGCTGTGCCTACCTTGTATGCAGAAAGTGCAATCTGACCGAATGCGTCGTCGGAAAGGGTGTATGCCTCTTCCTCCTCCATCCAGACCGCCTCGCCCTTCTGGGTAATGACAGGAATTTTTCTGTCGCCGCTTGAAGTCTGAATTTTCGTGGCAAGAGGACGAAAAACGTTTTCCTCTTCAAGTGATGAGATCAGCTTTTTCTCAAACTCGTCCGGACAGAGATAACCGCCCTCGGAGTCAGTGCCGATCTGTAAATCATTACGAACATCGATATAATTGCGGTTGTGGATATTATTCCAGAAAGCCTTGCTGTAGCTGTCCGATGCAATACCTGTTTTTTCCGACTGTTCTGTATGTGCGCCGGGAGCAGATACAAGAGGTACAGACGTTGCAGCATTCATTTCACGGGCAAGCTTTTCCTGCCGTTCAAGACGGTCAATTTCCTTTCCGTAAGCCACAATCTGCTGTTCCATATCATCATAAGTCTTGCTGTCCTCTTCGGAAAGCAGACCGCTGTCGTTTCGCTTGGAGTCAAGAAAATCTCTTGCATCATCCCAAGCCTTAGCTCTTTTTTCTCTCAGTTCTTTAATAGTCATAGTAAATTCCTCCTTGTTATTTCAGTAATGCCAGACGTTTGTCCAGCTGATTTATGGGAACACCTTTCGGTGCAGATGCGGATATTTTCTGCATCAGTGATGCAGTTGTTTTTGAGGGAGAATAAATCATAGAATCGGGAGTTTTTCTTTGCTTGTCCGGTTTCTGTTCTTCCTCATTTTCATCTGGTTCTTCTGTAGGTTCTGTTTTCAATGGCTCATCGTTTTCTTCCTCCTCATCGGGTTCAGCCTGTGGTTTATCTTTCTTGTCTGTAAAAAGAATACCGTCAACAAACCCAAGCTGAAGTGCCTTTTTCGCATTGAGCCATGTTTCTTCCGTCATCATTTTTGCAATTTTAGCACGACTGAGATGCGTTTTCTCTTCATAGGCATTGATAATGGATTCCTTGACTTCTTCCAGAAGTTCAATTGCCTTTTCCATGTCAGCCTTATTTCCTGATGCAATACAAGATGGATCGTGGCACATAATCATGCCAGTAGGTGAAATCAGTGTTTCATCACCTGCCATAGCAACAACTGATGCTGCAGACGCTGCAAGACTGTCAATTTTTACAGTAATTCTACCTTTGTGATTTCTGAGCATTGTATAAATCTGACTTGCTGCGAACACATCGCCGCCTGGTGAGCAGAGCCATACTGTCAGATTTCCGGGGTGCTTGCTTAATTCATCTTTAAATAGTCCCGGCGTGATCTCGTAGAGTAGGAAAGTATCGCCTTGCTATGTTTCCATAGTAGGTTTATACAGACCCCTCACCGAACCGTGCTTAC